GGGGTAGCGCGGTGCAATTACTCGGTTGGCGCTATGGTGCGACGTAGAAACCAGCCGTCACACGCCAGATCACGCCCGTTGTCAGTGGGCAGACAATCGTTGTTGCCGTGTTCTGCGCCGACGAGGCGATGGGATAGGCGAAATCCTCACTCCAGCGGTCAATCGTGCCTTGTGCCGCCGCATCAGCCGGGAACGAGAACGCGAGAGAGCCGGGCAAGTTCGTCGTCGTGACCGTCACCGGAGCCGCCGCCGCCGTGAGAACAGCCGCCGCAAAGCGATTGATTGACAGATAGGTTAGATAGTGCCGCAAGCCAGCACCTGGAGCCGCCAGCGTCAACGTGACCGCCGCGCCCGATGCACCAACAGCCGTGCCGATGCCAGACGTCACCGGGCCTTGCAACGTGTCGTCCAGAGCGCCGTTGCTTGCGACCAGCGTCGTCGTCGCAGAACCGGACGTGTAAGCCGTGCAGCGCGCACGAACGGAACGATAGCTCGCGCACTTGCCAACCCATGCACCTGCCGCTGAGCCAGTGACCGTTGCAACATAGGCTACCGCCGCGACGTTGACCGGACGGACAGGAATCGGAATCCAGTTCGTTCCGTCAATCGTGCCTGCCAGTTCAATCGTCAGGTTGAACGTGCCGCGCAGATCAAGCGCAATCGTGGAGCATCCATCAGCGGGGATGACGACTTCAGCGTTCGCCGCGCCGATTGTGCCGCTGCCGATGATCGTCTCGCGCGGGTTGATGGTCGAGCCACCACCTGTAGGCGTTGCGAGATCGCGGGAAATCTTTGCCATTAGATAGCACTCCAGTTGAGTTTGATTGCCCCTTGCGTCGGAGCGGAAAAGGCAATGTCGAACGTGATCTGACCTGAGCCGGGCGCCGCACTGAGCGCCACAATGTCGAGCAGTTCGGCGTCGTTCTCGTCGCCGTCCAAGTGAGGCGCGATGCCAGCGACAACGATGCGCCCCGCTGTGACGCCTGCCGCTGAAACTGTTTCGGTATGCTCAAGCGCGTTGGCCGGAACCGTAACGGTCGCCATGCCTGCCACTGGGAGCAATGCCGCCGCTTCGGCTGCCGTCAGATATTGCGAGTGCGGATCGGGCGCGGCTTCATGTGCCGAAACAGCCGCCGTAGCAGCCCCTGCCGTCTCATAGCTGCCCGCTGCCTGTTTTCCTGCCAATGCTGCCGTCAGATCAGTCTGCGCGGACAGTGAGCCGGTAATGCTGCCCCATGCTGCTGCACCACCACCGCCGCCGCCACCCGCAGGCCAAGGCTGAGACCAAGGGCGATGGCTCATAGGACCATCCAGCCCGCAGCGCCGCCAATGACGGTCAGCGATGCCCATTGCGTGTTGATCACCTGTGTCGCAGCCCCGTCTATTGTTTCCGCGCCGTTCGCATCGAGCGTCACGGCATTGGCAGACGCATCGACTTTCTTGAGGACAAAGACCTGATCGCGCGCATCGGCCAGTGCAGGAAGTGTCACCGTGTAAGCCCCCGCCGTCGCATCAGCGAGAATGCAATAGTCTGCCGTGTTGAAGCCCCCCGCCGCCGTAATCGCGCGCGTCTTGCCGAATACAGGCCCGAGCGTTGCCAAGGTGCCAGACGTCGGCAGAATGATGTCCGTGACACCCTGAGCGCGCAGGGTGACTGAATAGCCACCTTCAACCAGTGCCGCACCAACGCCAAGCGAGAGAGTGAGCAGCGAGCCATCATCGGTCGCAGTCAGGCCGTGCCCAAGCTGCAAAACCCGCTCATTGGGCAGTGTCGCGTTCGATGACAGCGTGACGAACGTCGCATCCTGCAATGCGCCGGTTGCCTGAGCCGTGGTTGACGCAAGCGTTGCGGTTTCGTCCGCTGTGATCGTCAGTTGCTCGAATGCCTTGGCCGCGCGGTAATCGCTTGGGAACAGGCTCTCAAGCATCCGGCGTGATAGAGTGTCTGTGACCTGCCCCATCAGACCGACAGCGCCTCAATATCAGCCTCGCACGCAGCAATTCCGGGCATTCCACCGCGCCCACGAAAACGCAGGCCGATGAAGCGGCTGAATTTCAGGTTGAGACGCCAGCAAATGCGCCTCATCCGTTGCCCAAGTGCACCGATGCTGTTCGGGCGCTCGATAGACCATGTTTGGCCGTCACGCGTCACTGAGACCGACACAGGCGCATCGCCGCGCCCTGTTAGCCCGACGAGTTCCACCTGCCGCACCACGCCCCCGCGCGCCGCATTGTAGATCAGGCCGCAGTCAAAGCTCCATTCGACCGGCTGCCCGAAATGGTCGGGCGTGTCATCGGAAAGAAACCCGACTTCCCCTGTCGGGCTTCCCACCACCATGCGGCCATATGCCGACACAGCGTGACGAATATTGTAGGTGCCGTCAGTCTCAGCCTCATACCAGACGAGATCATTGGCTTTCTTGGACGCCTCAAGCAGAAATACCCAAGATTTTCCGCCGGGCAGGTGGACGATCAACCGTCGTTCGCCGCGTGTGCCGCGCGCTTCGATTTCGATCAGCGTCGCGTCCGTCACGGCGTCCAGATCGTCGTCAATCGTGCGCGTCGAAATCCGCTGCACTGATCCACCTGAAGGCGAGACGAGCCAAACAGACAGGCCCTCATTCTTTGCGCCACCGACGAACGCATAGCCGCCGTCAATGATGCACTTGGCGCGCGGCCCGACGCAGCCATAGGGAAGCGTCGCGCCGCGGATAGTCTGGAATGGAAAGCCGTTTCCGCCCACGTTCCGAAACACTTGGATCGTGTGCCGCCCGAGAACCTGCGCTTCGTTTGAAACCTTGAGCAGCCCGACGACCATATCCGGGTCTTCTTCCGCGCTGCCATATTTCAGCGGAAGAACAGATGTCGGGTCTGACAATTCCGTCACAACAACAGATGTGCCGTCGGTGGTCATGTAATAGCCGTCAATCCAGATCAGGTCATAGACGTCGCCAAGGTCCGCATCCGTCACCTGCGTCAGATTGGCCCCGTCGAAATAATAGAGGCGGTTTCCGGAATTGATCGCCAGCCGGTCAAAGCCATAGTCAAACGCGCATGGCCCACCGTCACCAACGTCGCCAATTTCCTGCCAGGCGCCAAGGTTGGTGATGTAGCCAAAGCGCGTGCCCATGACGCGGTAGCAGAGTTCATTCCAGAACACGCCGCCACGATCAGCGCCGGGGCCTGTATCAGTCTGGATCGCGCCAGATGCCATGCGAAGCTGGCCCTTTGAGATGCCGTTCTCAAGCGGGACAGGCTCCATGTTCTTCGGGTAGGAGAGTTTGAATTCAGCCTGATTGCTGCCAACAAGACCGGAGAGCAGCGGGATTTGAGCCACGCCTACGACTCCGTGATGAAGGGCGCGTCAAAGCCCCATGAGCGATTGCCCATGCCACGCGGCGTCTTGTTCGGATATTTCATCGTTGGCACGTTCGCAGGCGCATAAGTGGCGAGGAAAACGTCATAGGCCTGCTTGATTGACGACTTCGCTTCATCTGAGAGCGCCTTGCCGTGGATCGACGCCAGCCGCTTCGCCAGTTCGCCCGCAACAGCGTCAACAGCATCGTCGGGAACGCCGGACGGATCTTCGCCAGCCCCCTGCCCATAGGTCGGCTGCTCGTATGTAACCATCGTCCACGGCCAACGCTTCATCTGCGCATTCAGGTGACGCAGCGCCGCGTTAACTTCCTCAGGCTCGCGCCCGAATTCATAGCCGGGCAGTCCGCACAGTTCAAAAGCGAGTTCAATAATCTCGCCCTTGGTGCGCCCGCCCGGATCGATGGTGATTGAGATCGTCACTCGGCGGCCTTGCGCTTCGAGCCACCCTTGCGACCATCGCCGTCATGGTCGAGCGGGTCTTTGCCGTAATCGTGCCAGCCGTCCTTGCGGGCGTTGGCTTCGGCTTGCGCATCGTCAACGATGTGGAAATCATCGCCCTTGAAGAGCATTTTCGGGAATTCGTGGAATTCGGGAGCCATGTCAGTTCCCCTGTCCGGAAGCGATGAAGAGATTACCGTCCGCTGCCGACGCAATGACGCTGTAACGCTTCGGGCCACGCGGCACCGTGATGCGGATAAGGTTGCCCGGCGGAACGATCATGTCTGCCGTCGTGGCAACGCGCGCACTGTCGGCTTGCTGGCAGACGAAATAGGCCATCGCGGTTGTCGATGAATTGTAGAGCGCGACAGACGTCACGCCTTCCTCAAGCGCCCCATTTGCCACCGCCGAAGCCGTGGTTGAGTTCGCAATCTGGACGGTTGCGCCATAATCAGGATCAAAAGGCCTCATTGCCATACCCCTCAAAACGGGCGGGAGCCGAAACCCCCGCCCTCATTGGTTACTGGTTGGCGATGATGATGCCGCACTGTTCCGGCTCAAGAACCGTTGCCGCGTAGAGCGTGGTGCAGCGAATATCGACCTTGCCAGCAAGGTTGGTGAAGTTCGCAGACATCAGCAGCGGGACACCGTTCTTGGTCGTCGCCGTCATCACAGCCGCGCCCTGCCCGTTCGGGAAAGCCAGCTTGCCATAGTCGAGCGTGACAGCGCCCTGCGTCCAGAACGCGTTGACCGGCTTGGTCGCAGTGTTCAGGAAGGTCAGAGCCGCCGAGTTCGCAGCGGCTGCCGTGACGTTCTGATAGGGGCCGGTTGCGATGATCGCCGGGGTGATCGTCAGGTTAGCACCGCCGCCGGCAACCGAGATGACGCGGAAGGTCATCAACTGGCCCGTGTCGGACTTGTCGATCTGGTGCACCGCGTTCAGGTTGGCGATGGTGAACGCGTCACCGGCCTTGATGTTGGCGATGTTGGCGCCTGCGACGTTCAGAACCATGCGGCGGTTGTCAGTCGGCAGATCACCGGTCATTGCGGTCGGCGTGAACGACTGCGCACCCGAGACGGTCGTGCCCGAGACAGTGCCCGTAACAGTCAGGTTGGCAACGTTGTCCGTGCGGAACGTAGCAAAGCCCGCGATGTCCGGAACCTTCGAACGCTCATAGGCGTCCTTCGAGCGGTCGCCCAGATAGGCGCGGTTGCCGAGGTCCTTGGCAATGTCGCGATAATCGAACAGATTCAGGAACATCTTGCGTTCACGGCCCGCACCGATACCGCGCGACAGGAGCAGGGCTTCAGTCGTTGCGCCATCGTCCCAAGTCAGAGCTCCGGCCTTCTTGACGACGATGCCAGCCTGAGCCGCCACGGTCGCATAGAGGTTCTTGTCGATTTCAGCAGCGAGACGAGCCGCAGCCGCATCGCCCATGCGCTTCTTGTGTTCGGGGTCGCGCAGTTCCTTGCCATCGAACGTGTAGACGACGTTGTCCGGCGTGCGGAACACGGTCGGCACCTGACGTTGGATGACGTCGGTCTTGGTCGCCGCCGAAACGTCAAGGCCGGTCACAACCGAGGCGTTGTAGTTCTGCGGGCGATAGAAGGTGTCAGCAGCGCGCTGCATCGACTGCGGGTCAGGAAAGCTGGACTCCGCTTCACGGCTGATAACGCACGCAGCGTCATAGCCTTCCACGAAGTTTTCGAACATGATTTCAAGGTCTTTGGTGAGCGAGTTTGCCATTGTGAAATTTCCCTATTTGGTGAGAGATCAACCGCCGCGCTTGGCCGCCAGATATTCCGAGTAATCCCCGGTCTTTTCTGCCTTGGCCTTCAACGCAGCGAGACGCTTGTCACCCGAGCCAATGCTTGCGGACCCTGCCGCCACGCGTTCAACTGCGGGTGCTGCCTGCCGTTTCGCCATCGTGATTTTTCCTTCCATGCGCGCGATTTCAGCAGCCAGTTTGATGGGGTTGGTGATCTGGGATATCGCGGCCAATTTCGCGGGATGCTTGCCGAGCGCGTAAACAACGAGCGCCGGATTGCCTGACGCCTGGATGATCGTCGCTTGCTGTGCGAGTGACAGCGTGTTCGTGACGACATCCTTGGCAAGGTCCATATCAGGGGCTTTGAGAAGGGCTTCCTTTTCGCGGTATGCGTTCAGGTCGTCCTGCCACTGCTTTTGGACCTCTTCCTGCGCTTGGGCGGCTTGGGCGTTCTGTGCCGCGGCCTGTTCCTTGCGCTGGTTCCACGCCAGCAAAGCAGCTTCGAATCTGTCCTGATCGCCTTCGCAATCGTCCCACAAATCCGGCTTGGGGCCGACTTCGATTGTCTCGGTCTTTCCCCCTTGGGTAATCTGTTCGTCCTTGCGGCGAATGACTTCCCGAAGGTGCTTTACGAGCGCGCTGTCGCGTTCTCCCGAGGCTGGCGCTGCCTCATCGTCGAATTGGACTTGGAGTTCATCGGTTTCGTCGGACGTATCCGGCGCTCCCTGTTCCTCGCCTTCGTCTTCGGCATCGTCGTCCGCGTCATCACTGATCTGGTCTTCGAGTTCCAAGACGTCCAATTCGCCATCTGCCATTTTCAACCCTCATGCTCTCACCAATTCACGGCTTGGCGGTTGCCGATGGAGCAAGGGCTATGAAGCGAGGCGGTCTGGGGCAATTACTCGGTTGGCGTTTGTGGGTGTCATCGCGCGGCCAAGCATGTCAACGACCTTGGCCTGATTGAGCGCGACTTCGGAGCCGATCTTCTCGACCGTCGCCAAATCCTTGCGCGCCGATGCCTGCAACGCCTCGCCTTGAGCCGCTGCGAGTTCAGCCGCCGGATCGGGCTGCGCATTCGCCGCGGCTTCTTCGGCCTTGGCTGCCTCTTCCTCGTTCGGCTCGACAAGCCCGATTTCAAGGCCGCGCTTGCGTGCGAATTTGCGCAGGTCGTCAATGCCCTCGCCGTCCGCATTCATGGCGGCGGTGATGAGGCAGGCTTGTGCGAACGCCTGATCGCCAGCCGACATTGCAGCTTCAGCCATCTTGAGTGATGCCTTCACGGTCTTGTCGCGGCGCGTGGATGTCGCCTCGGTGACGTCGGCAATCACCTTGTAATGCCCAGCCTTGAAGTCGTTGCGGATCATGAACGCGCCCGTGCTGTCGGTCGCCGGTTCACGCAGGATCGCCGTGCCGTCGTCGCCTTCCTCGTCCATCGTCTCGACTTCACGGCCCTCTTCGAAATAGCAGTCCTCGGCCATCTCAAGATAGATTTCACCGCCGCGCTGGATCGACATTTTCACATTATCGAGCGGGATGTTGGAGCGGGCGTCAACGCGCGTCGCGGCAATATCCATCGCCTCGGCAGACGTATTCGCGCGCACCTCGTCGGGGTCGCTGTCTTCGTCGGCAAGGTCGGCGGCGGCGGCCTGCAACAGTGCAGCCGTGACAGGCGCAAGCTGCGGCGGCGATACATTGCCAATCGGCCCCATGTGGACGACGTTGCCCGCGTCATCTCGCAACGCCTTTGCCAAGAGATAGGGATAGCGGTTGATGTTCTGGTCTGCCCACATCTGCCCGATTTCGCCCGGCACCTGATCGGGGTCGAAGATCGGCACCTCGCGCGGGGCAAGGGCGTCCGTCTCGGCCAGCTTCGACACCTTGGCGTTGTAGAGCCGTTGCGCGTCCATTTTCTTGGACACATAGCCACGGAACCGCTCGACATTATCGACATACCAGCGCCGGAAATAGATCGGCACAACTGGGATGGATCGGCCCGCGATGAAGCCGCAATCTTCGACAACCTCGGCGCCGGTCAGTTCATATTTACGGATGCGGCACCGCTTGCGTTTCTGCTCGGTAATCGTCCAGCCAAGATCGCGATATTGCTTGCGGTCCTCGGCGTCGATGTCGTCAGCCCAATGCCGTTCTTCCGCGCCGGACATGCGCTGTTTGAAGATCAGGAGTTTGTCCATCACCTCTTCGCGCTCGTAATATTCGCACAGGATTACAACCTCTGGCGTGAACATGTCATAGTTGATCGTGCGGCGCTCTTCGGGCCATGATACCTGCACGGCCTCGCCATATTCTTCCTTGAACGCGTCAACCGTGTAAGCGGTCAGGACGAAGCAATAGCGGGCGTCGCGCTTGTCATAACGCTTGGAGTTCGGATCGAAGAACACGCGCTGATCGGCATCCACGATGGGCATTGCCGGAACGACGCGTTGATGATCATTCTCAGGGTCATATTCGTCCTCAAGTTCATTCTTGAGGCGGAATGCACCAAAACCGCCTGCGAAAGCCTCTTCAACCGCAAGGTCAAGGGCTTCCTGCGCGCCGTATTTCTGGAAGTCCGCGCGATAGATGCCATCGAGCGTGTCGGCTGTGTCCTGATCGCCCTTGCCGTTCGCTGGGCGGTAATCCGGCACGATGCGGTTCTCGCGCCAATCGCGGACCATTTTTTCAAAGCCGCGACTGATCTTGTCGATTTCAACGCGGATGGAATTCTCGAATTGCTCGCCCCACTGGCCTTCCCACATGGCGCCAGGCACTGAGATAAACCTGCGGCACAGCAGCGCATGTTCGCGGATTTCCATCTGTGGCAGGACGGCCTCGCTGAAACGGTCCATCGCGCGCTTGTGGACGGCGCTGAAATCAGCCTTGGGCGCGGGGTCGCCTTCTTCGCGTTCGGTTTCTGTGTCTGCCATGCGCCGTGGGGTAGGCAGAGCGTCGCAAGGCCTGCAATTACTCGGTTGGCGTCATCGCCTCCCAAACGCGCTCTTCATGGTGGGGATGGTGATCGACACCGACTTAGGCATCGCGTTCAATGCCCGGCGCGCGCCTTCAACGGCATAGCGCAGGCTGTCGATCAGGTGATTGTTCTTGTCCTCAAGCACCGGCAGCACTTGACCCGTCAGGCTGTCCAGTTTGTAGCTGTAGTGCGTGAGCTCATCAATCAGGTGCGTGCAGCGCGGGTGGACGATCAGGTCATATGCCTTGATGAATTCAACGCCCTCTTCCACCGAGCGCGCGCCCTTCAATGCGGGTGCAATGCGTGGGAACCCATGTTTTCGCAGATAGCTAATCGTTTCGGGCCGCGCGCTGTCAGCAGTCATCCACCACCGCTCAGCCTCTGGGATCGTCATGAACAGCTTGGGCAGTTCGTCAATGTCAACGCCAAGCCCCCACGCCTCATGGTCGATGAATATCCGCGTTCCGTCGATCCAGCACCGAAGCGCGCATGATGGGTCAATCGAGAACCCGAAGTCCGCGCCCAGCCTGAATTCCACGTTCGCGGGTGTCTCGAAATCTTCCACGGTCCAGTTTTTGAACACGCGCGCCTCGGAGTTGCGCCGATACTGCCCGCGCCAGATATGGAGATATTTGTCGTAATCGCGCTCACGGTCGAATTCCATTTCAGCGCGCAGGACGTCTGGAAACCACGGGTTATCGTCATAGTTGATCGTGCGGCAGATCGAATTCGGCGGCGGGTTCATCGCCATGACATCAATCGGATCTGTCTCGAGATCAGGATTGTATGTCCAGATCAGCCGCGATCCCGGCGCGCGGATTGTCGGAACGATGGTATCAATCGAGGCTTGGCTGATCGCCTGCGCCTCTTCGCCCCAAAACGTCGTGATGCCTTCGATTGACTTGATCGCGTTGGCATTGCCTCGAATGCCCGCGAAAATGAACAGGCTGTCATTCGGCCCGCGAATTTCAGTCTCGGTCGAAGTGAACGCGCGCCGCACGCCAAGCCGCTCGATTTCGTCGTCAAGGAGGCGCTTCACAGAGTCCTTGATGGATTTCTGCACCTCTCTCCCACACAGCACGCGCTCGTGCCGCTCCATGGCTTGCAGGACCAGCCCAGACGCCACTGTGCGCGACTTGGCAGCCCCACGCCCGCCACGCCAGAACAGGTGGCGAAACGGCTCCCACAGGTCGGACGCGTATTCTGGGAGGTTGACTTGGGTCATGAGACCGCCAGTGAAATGATTTTGCCGCCAGTGCACATGTCCCGTTCGGCTGCAATCTCAACTGCGCGAACCGGATCAACCCCCGCCAGCATGGCGCCGAGGGCAATCGCCGCGCCTGAGCCTGATACGGCTGGCACAGACTGCGGGTAAAACTGGCACTTCGAATTGTAGGCTTTCACCGTCCCGTCAGCGTGAAGAACGAGCGCCTCAAACCCTTCATAGAGGCTTGGCATGTCGCCGCCATTCTCCAGCCATGAGATGAAGGCGGGAAGGTCATACGGAACACCAGCAACGCCAACAATGCGCCCATCTGCGAGTTTCGAGATTTTCACAGTCTCGAAATCGTGAATGATGCCGTCGCCAGTGCAAAGCCCATCCGCCGCCATAATGCGGCCATCGGTCGCAATCGTCGTCACTTCGACTTCACCAGATTGACCGTGAAGCCCTGAGGCAGTGGGTTGTCAGGATCGGAGCCGACGAGCTGCTTATCGCCGTAGCGTTTCGGGTCCCACTTCGCGAGCAGCTTAAGGCGGGTGTCGATGCGGAGTTTCGACCGCTGCACATGCTCGCTGTTCAGAACGTCGTCGTCCATGCCGTCTTGGCGCTGGCGCTTCATCCAATCGTTCGTCGCATCATCGGCAATTTCAAGCGCCTCGTCGGCAATCGCATCGAAGCCAATTTCCCTCGCGCGCGCGATGCGTCCAGCGAATTCAGCGTCATCATTCACCCAATCGTAGAATGCTGATTTCGAGAACCCGTGCAGCCGGGCAAGTTGGCGCAATGGGATTCCGTCAGAAAGCCCGTCGATGATCGTCTGAGCGATTTCAGGGGTCCGCCATGTGTCAGCCATATCCTACCCCTCTACCTTTTCCAGAACCTGTTCCGAATTACTCCGCTGGCGATTTGAAAACGCGCGGCGGTCAGCGATGGAGATTTCCCCAGCAAGGCGAATGCGCCAGATGCGGGCATAGATCGACTTGCGGGACCGCTTGAGCGTGACACCGATCACCGAGAGCGGTTGGAGCGCCTTATACATCTGGACCAGCACAGCGTCGTCCTGAGGCGTCCACGGTCGGATGGATGACTTGTGCCGGGTGTTGCGCTCCAGCCTGTAGATCGCCTTTTCGAGCTGATCAGTTTCAGCGTCTGTCAGGTGGCGTTGACGGGAAAGCCCTTCCAGATGCGCGATGGTGTCGATGGTGCGACGGGCGGTGATGATGAGGTTGCGGGTCATTGGTCGATCCCATTCTTGCGGTGAAGATCACAGCGGCGAATTTCAGGCCACTTGGTTTTTCCAATGACCTGCGCAAACTCCTTGCCGCATTCAGCGCATGGCGCCGACCATGTGACGAGCGTTGTCGCGTCTCCGTTTTTCATCACGAAGGGGTTGTGCGCGCTCGCCGTGAAAGGCTGTCCGTTGATAAGGATCACGCTACCAACCGGCATGGCGCTTCCCGGAAAAATCCGGTTCGCTTTACGCCCAGACATGATCTGCCCCAGTCCAAGCTACGGTCCGAAGGCTGCCCCAGTTGTGGTTATATATCCCCCCCTTATAAGGGGGGGTATATATACCACTGGGGCAACGGCCTTCGCCTGCCACAGTTTGCCCCAGTTTGCCCCAGTTAAAATTGACAACTGGGGC